ACTTTCCGTATCGTTCCCATAGCCGTTTAGCTGGATTTCTCCTGGGGTTACCGGGAACGTGAGTCTGTACTTGCCCTGTAAACGGATCATGTAGCGACACCTCCCCGGGTTTCCAGTGCCTCAATTAAAGCCTTCTCGATAATGGCTTTCACTTTCTGACTCACAGAGGGATTATCGAGCAGGCGCAGCATTGTAGGTACATCTTGAAGCACTCCATCAGCATGTAAAGGGATTGTCAGCTGTGGAATGGTCAGGGAAACCGACTTTGGCTGCTCGGTGGATTTTCCTACTGGGGATACAGGCGGTATCGGCGGCCCCATGACAGGCGGGGTCGGCCTGAACTGATTCACTTCTTCTCTGGAAATTTTCATCATCCCGCGGGGATGCGGTGGTGTCTGTGGTGCCTCATTCCACCAGGATTGCACCTTATCAAAGAGGGCTCCTCCACCGAAAGCTCCAGCAATACCACCTACGATTCCACCGATTGCGGTGCCGATTCCAGGTACAACTGAACCAATGGCAGCACCAACTGCGGCACCTCCCCAACCTCCAAGAGCTTCTGCCCCAACCTTCCCGGCTGCTTCGATCTTGTCCTCGGCTGTCATGATTTGACCGGCACCAACAGCCAAGCCGATAAGCGGCAATCTTTTTACAAGCCCACCTCCTAATGCCTTCACACCTTCCCAAGCACTTTTTGCACCAGAAATAACCGTATCGCCCTTGGGTATTGCCCCGCCTAAGCTTTTAAGGCTTTCCACCAAGCCTTTCTTTGGAATATCGGGAGTTTTATCCGGAAGTGAGCCTCCTAAAGCTTTCCTTGTTGCTTCCTCAGATGTCAGCCACTTTCGGTCTGGAACCGGAGTCTCTTTTTTACCCCAGTTTAACGGATTCCATTTGCTTCTCTTACCTCCGCCTCCTCGGCCTTTTCCCTTCCTATCAGGGCCGTCGGGCAGATCGATGTCAGGTCTCCCTCCTCCCAAGCTGTTTCTGACTCGGTCTCCAACCCCTTCTATGGCCTTTTTAAATAGATACAATGAAACCGTAGTACTAATCAATGCAGTTCCTAAAACAGCAACCGCAGCACCCGTTGGAAGTTCATCCAAGAATGATTTGAATTCTTTGATACCCTCTGCTGCCCATTTAATGGTAGGACCAAGGTCTTTGGCAATTACCGTCCCTAATGCAATCAGTTCGTTAGAGAGCATGGCTTTCGCTTCCAAGAAACCTCTTAATGGATCGTTTTCTTGAAACTTTTTAAACGATTGGTCTAACTGACCCTTATAATTAAACTGACTTGCATCCGCCATTCCGATACGCCCTGCTGCTTGCAAGAGTGGGGCAAATGCTTTGGCGATATCTTCGCCTGGTCCGGCTCCCAATTCGTTTAATAGTTCCTGTCTTACCTTCTGGTCCTGAATTCCCCCAAAAGTCTGGAGAAGCGCCGCAACTGCAAATTGGTTATCCGCTACGTTATTGGAATGGATGGCCGTTGCAATTGTTTTCGATTCATTCTCAGCACGCTTTTGTGCTTTTTCAGAATCCATTCCTTGCGCTTCATATGCTGTTTTCAAAACGTTAATCATATCACCTTGGTTATCCAGCTTAATCGTTGCTTCTTTCAGGGAGTCAAAGCCTTTATCAATTGACCAAAGGTTGTTCATTTCCTTGGTAAGAGCGGCCAGTTTTTCTGGAGTATCTAGAAACTTAGTCACTTGAGTTGAGTACTCGACGATGGAGTCAAGAGCTTCGCCACGGATGTCTGTAGTCGTGTTAGCAATTTCAGCGAGAGTATCACCGAATCTGCCTACATCTGTGATTTCCTTCCATGCTTGCTGCATCGCAAACATCGCCCTTTGATATTCCTCCACTCCCCCCATATCTGGACGAATCGCGTTGAGCTGAAGAGCCTGCTTTGTAATGTCCGCACCATTTGTACTGTCAAAGCGCGTCGCTTGGGTCATCAAATCCTTGATGTGAGTACGATCCACATTCGGGTTGATCATCAACAAATCTTGAGCTTGTCTCTGGAATTGGAGAAGTTCTTCTGGCGTATCACCGAGCAACGCCCGCCTGGCGTTCGCTTGGGTTTCCAATGTCAACTGATCAATGAAGCCAGCCCCAAGATAAGCTGCTGCCCCGCCTACTACTCCTCCCGCCGCGAGTTCTCCCCCGCCTGTCTGCCCAGTTTCGATATGGACCTTTGCTTTCTCCCCGTCTAAAGCTTTAATCTCTTGGCGGATCGCTGCTATTTCGCGTCTTGCCTGATCATCAATCGTGACTTTTGGAGTGGCTCTTGTCGCATCAAGCCCACCTAGTTGTCGTTTCAAGTCTTGGATTTCTCGTTGCATCTTATCGATCTCTCGATTAAAACCGCGGGCACTTTGTTCTGCTGACTGCTGCATTTTCCGTATTTCCTTGATCATTTCTTGTGTTGCATCGTCCAACCTAAGCATTTCTTTTGCCGCTTTCCGGGTCACTTTAACAACATCTTCAAGCTCAGGCGACATTCCATTCTTCGCCTGAAGTTTTGCGGTAATTCCTACAACGGTACCCATGACTAATCCTCCTTTTTGCAAAACAAAAGGGCACCAAGTATTGGTACCCTTCATTGATAAATGGTGTAGTATACAATTAACCACCCGATAAAAGCAACTAATAGAGGCAAAGTTATCCCTACCAGAAAGCCTATCACATCCGCTGCAAAATTAGCCCAAAATCCCCCTTTTACATATTTAGTCGATTTAAAGAAACCGCTAATTAAATTTATAAAAAACACTATTATTCCAATAAATATAAGAATGAAACCTATTAAAGTTAGCATGACATTTTTCCTCCCTCCCGCCTACATTCTACCCCACTGAAAAACGAAGGTCAGTCCAAACAAATCGGGAACAAACGACAATTTACGACATATCCACACTCTAATGTGAGTGGCGTTCCTAAAAAACGAGTTAACAATTGCCGAACTTTACAAAGTACAGTAATATAAGTTATATAACTCGATTACAATAAGAATGACCGCAGGTGTTGCAGCACCCACGGTCAGCACAATAGACGTTCCCTGTAAGGGGACGGCTCAATACAACGATCGAAGCGACCGCCTGGCTCAGCCAAAGCTCAAGGGCGGTCTACTTCTTTTTGAGGTAAGTTAGCAAAGCCAGGATGAACATACCAAACATGAACATCAATGACAGTGCCTGATAAACCTCCATCAGCCTCACCCCCTTTCTAACGGGGATGAGCCGACCACCCTTGAGGAGCCGATTCTATTGTACATGGAAGATTATAGCACGAAGGCACTCTCAAACGGGAGTGTCTTCATTGTTTGATAGCCGGAAAAAGGAGAGTCCTATTGTTTAGCCTTCTCCATTTCCTCGGCTTCAACTGCCTGACATGCCATGATAAACAACTTTTGCATAAACAAATCTACCTCGTATTCTAGGAGGTCAGCTGGCCGACCTCTTCCGTTGAGGAACGCCCGACAGAGGTGGCTTGCTTCTCCGTCGGTTCGGATGAGTTTTTTAGGTCTTCAACCACCTGCAGCTCACTTTGCACCTTGGCATTGACCTCATTCACCTTTTCCAGCAGCATCTGGTATCCTGCAGGATTCCGCTCGAACAGCTTGACCACCAAGTCAAATTTGTCCTTTGCCCTGTAGGCATCCAAAAGCTCTCTATTGTTCCACGGGAATTCGTGTTCCGTCGCCTTTACGATCCGAACATCGTTGTAACGGAAAGAGTCAAAGCGACCGTTTGCATCTTCAGCAAGTCTAAAGCATTCGCGATTTTCCGGAAGCGTAAGCTCACGGACATGCCACTCATCACCATCGATTGTAACGGAGCCAGTACGGCGCTGTAACGGCTCCTGCGCTTTTGCAAGATATTTTTCAAGTTTACTCATGGTATTTCCCCCTATTCTTCATACTCAGGCAGTCTATCAAGGAAATCCGGCTTTACATTGGAGCGTCCGCGGAGTTCATATGATGCGTTTTCGTTTCCTTCTGCTCGGGCTTCCCACAGCGTTATTTCTTCCGGATTCAGAACGATATCGGAAATTCTTACACGTTCAGAGTTGCCGGCTTCCTTGTCCAGGGTTTCGCCGATCAACATTGGGAGCACCGGTGTTTTCCCTTTTGTGATCTGGTCAACACAATAGTACTTCAGATCAGCATTCGTAGCAGTAATTCTCAGAGTGACCTCAACGTACCAGTTATCAACCGTTTGGATGGTACCCTTTTGAAGCCGATTCACATCACCATACTCTACTTTCAGCACCATCCTGCCTTCGAGAGTGCCGTAAATGGGATCGCCATTGTCGTTGTAGACTTGGCAGTTCTTCAGTTTGATATCGCGTGCAATTGCCACTTGTTACAGCACCTCCCACTCAACGTCGAAGTATTCAATTGCATCAAGCGGTTTGGCAGACAGGCGGAACCCGCGGCGGTCGCCTACACCGTTTTTCTTGTCTGCAAAAATCCATCCCGTATCGATGGCTCCTTGTTGTTCCCGGACTTCCATGTACGCTTTCACAGCTCCAACGAACGTGGCGCCGCCAATGTCATTGTTGCTCAGCTTCCCCTTGTACTTCTTACCGACTGTCTGAATGTCGTTTTGGATCTGGTCCAGTGTCATGCTGACACGAATTTTCCCATAGTCCTCACGATCTTTCGGACCGAGAACAGACAGGGTATTGACGGCACTCTCAATGATGTATACATCGCCATCGCGAGTGGCGATAAGTGTCCCAGTAGAGAGAGCTTGGAGTATTTCGGTATGACCCCAGTCCTTCTTGGCTTTTTTCAGTGGAACGACTATACCCGTCAGGGATTCATGTGCAGGCGTCGCAGCGATCACTCCGGCAACCCACGCTGCCCATTGGAGGCTGTTGTAATACTTGCCGTTGTTGTGCTCACCTGCGATGGCGTTGTTTACTACATATCGCACGTTCTGAGCAACGGATCTCTCGGTGTGATTTACCATGTTATCGTCGTCCGCTTCCTTGCCAGCAATGACCAGAGTGCTAAGCTTTTTGTTCTTCGTCCGGCGATCACTCATAAACTGCTTCGCCGCAGCCTGCACTGCCGAATCATCGAACGGTAAATACATCGCGTCGAAGTCAGCACCAGACACAGACAGAAACAGCTTTGTGGCATCTGCTGACGTCAAAGGTGCCGTACCGGATACCCCGCCACTAAGGGACGTCAACGAAACATCTGCAATGTCCGTATCACCAAGTTTTTTCGCACGAATGTAGACTGATTGCTTCGTCTTCATCACCAGTTCCGCAGCATCGGCGAAGGAAAATTTCTCCGTGGATATTGGGCCGACGACTTGCAATTCCTGCTTGCCCGGTTCTGCCGTTGACGCGCTGATAGAAATCTGCAGATCATTGCCGCGCAGCCCAGGATACAGCGCCTCAATGCGTATCGCGTCCAGCTGCTCGTATGATGCTGCAACTGCTGTACCGTTCGTGATTCGGTAACCGATGATGGTAGCCCCACCTTCTGCCGCCAGTTCAATCACATCGACTTCTCTGAAGGTGGCCGCCACACGCTCATCGTACCCCTTCATCCTGACCATGGTGTCCGGCGCTCCCCATTCCGCTTGATAGGGTACTAGAACAACACCGCTTTTGGGCAGTACCCGTTCCTGGGCAACGGCGATCATTTCAACGGTTACGCCCGGTCTTTCACGTTGGATGGTCATGATTTATCACCGCCTTTGTATTTGGTAAGCCGGCGCTTTACATCGGACTCGGCTACCAGTTGATTGTCTTTCACATCAAAAAGAGCGCCTGCCAGTTCGAACCTTTCGGCTTTCAAGCTGGCTGCGCTCTCGATCCACTCCTGCTTTGTTCGCTGGGTATCAGGAGTATTGGAAATTTGCTCTTTTCGGACAGCCACTAAGACCAATCCTCCTCGATTTCAAATGTGTTGATTTTCTCCACCTGCGGGCGCGGGATTGCCACCGTGTACTCAAACCGGAAGGTTATCTCCGTTCGATCTTTCTTATCGGACCGGACCCGGAAAGTTGTATTGTCAATGTTAATAAACAGGCCGTCCGTTTTGCCACGGTAGCTGTACCGTTCCCTGCGAAGAAGTTGCCGCAAGGGCTCTATCGAAATCGGCTCGTATACTTCTTGTCCACCGATCTTCTTCTTTCGATGGTGCAACACGATCCCAGCGTCGGAGATAATTTTGTACGACGTCAGAGTGTTGCCTCGTTCCGTTACTTCCTGAGTCTGCACGAAAGCTATCGGCGGCTGAAATTTGCCTGAAAGCCACACATCCAAGCTGTCCAGGATGGCCAGATCAGGATACGCCTCATTGATCAGGTCGATTATGCAAGACAATTCGCGGTTCTCCATCACTTCACCATCCTTTCAAGCTCATCTTGCAGCAGCTTTTGCAGTAGTGCCTGCATGCCGCCCTGGAAGTCTCTCAGAGCGATGTCGAAGTATTTGCGACCGATAAATGAACGAGGCCGAACCATAAATCCACCTTTTGCATCTGGGTCATAGATGAATTTCCCGACCCCATTCCAGTAACCGGGCACAAAGAAAGGCTTTTCGATGGTGTACCCGTCATTCAGGTATTCCGCATAGGGGAGATTGGAACCGACTTCAAGGGTTAGTGTGTTCCGGTCTGCATCAAACAGCCAGATGTTGTTTTGGTCTCCCTGGGAAAAGGAGTTCCAGAGTGCCCCGGTGTCGATCAGGTCTTGGCTATCCAACTCGTTGGTAATATGGGTCAGCAGCTCCTCGCCGAGCTGGTACATGATCCTCT